TCAATGATGCTGGTTTGAAAAAAGCGCGTGCTGAAATGGACAAGCTGTCCAAATCAGTTCAAACATCAACATCCAAAACTGTGCGTTCAGCTGGTGCTATTGGTGCAGGTGTTCTTGCTGGTGCTGGTGTGGCTGTAGGTGCGCTCTACAGCATTGGTTCCACGTTCGATGATGCCTACGACAATCTGCGCGCGAATACTGGCAAAACTGGTGCTGAGTTAGATGGTCTGAAAGAAACGCTGAAGACTGTTGCAACTACCACTGCAACATCGTTTGGTGAAGCATCCGGTGTGATTGGTGTGTTGAATTCGAAGCTTGGGTTGACTGGTCAGCCGCTTGCAGACGTAACCAAAAACCTGATTGATCTGTCACGCATCACTGGTACAGATCTGACTGCGAACACTGAAGGTGTAGCTAAAGCGTTTCAGAACTTTGGTGTTGTCGCTGGTTACCAGGCACCAGCGTTGGATGTGATGTATCGAGCATCACAGCAAACTGGTGTGAGTGTTGCGGATCTAGCTAAAGCTCTTGCTGATTCTGGTGGTGTGCTTCGATTGACTGGCATGGACTTCCAGACCAGCACAGCTTTCCTGGCTGCACTTGGCAAAGCTGGTGTTGATGCTGGTGATGTCATGCCAGCGTTGCAACGTGGCTTGAAGAACGCTGCTAAAGCTGGCCAAGATGCTGGTACCTATCTGACAGCAACATTCGAAGCAATCAAAAACGCACCCAATGACATTGTTGCAAACCAAGCTGCGTTTGATGCGTTCGGTAAGTCCGGTGGCAAAATGGCTGGTCTGATCCGTGAAGGAAAACTGTCGTTCGATGATCTGAAAGCATCGTTGGCTGGTGGTGACACCATCAGCCAAGCATCCACAGACACAGAAGATTTCAGCGAAAAATTCACCAAGCTGAAAAACAGGATCATGTTGGCTGCTGCACCTTTCGCTGAAAAGGTGTTCGACAAGGTTGGTGAGATCATGGATTTCATTGGACCAAAAATTGATCAGGTCACCAAGTTCTTCCAAGAGCATGAAGGTATCGCAAAAGCAGTTGCGTTCATTCTTGGTGGTGTTCTTGTGATTGCGTTGATTGCAGTTAATGTGCAGCTGGCGCTCATGGCCATCAACGTGCTTGCTGCGACCTGGCCAATCGTCCTGATCATTGCTGTGATTGCGTTGCTAGTCGCAGGATTCATTTATGCATGGAACCATTTTGATTGGTTTCGGAACAGCATTTTGACTGCATGGGAACTGATAAAACAGGGTTTCCAAGTTGCATGGGATTTCATACAAACCATTTTCAATGGCATTTGGGGTGCAGTCCAATGGGTGTATGACAAGTTCATTTGGTTGAAAGACAACATTGGTGGCATCTTCGAAGCAGTAGGAAACGCGATCGTTGCGCCGTTCAAACTTGCTTTCAACACGATTGTTGACATTTGGAATGGCACCATTGGTGGACTGTCATTCACCACACCATCATGGTTGGGTCCATTGGGTGGCAAGACTTTCAGCGCACCAACACTGATGCAATGGAAACACACCGGTGGAATCGTTGGTGGCTTACCTGGTGCGTCTGTCCCAACAATGCTGCAGACAGGTGAAATGGTTTTGTCTCAGGATCAGCAGTCAATGCTGATGGGTCGAATCAATGGCACCGGTGGTAGTGGTGGTGTGACAATCAATGTGTCTGTGTCACCTACAGCTGACAAAGCTGCAATTGGTCAGACCATTGCTGAAGCTCTGGCTGCGTATGAACGCAGGTCTGGTTCTGGTTGGCGCGCATGACATCGTTAGGGTTCGACGACATCAACGTGTTCGTGGAAATTGGTTTCTCCACAACAGCTGGTGCGAACACTGTTCCGTTTGGTGGTCTGCTCAGTGACATCGTTTGGACTGATGTGACTGACTATGTGCGTGGTGTGAGTTTCTCACAAGGTCGATCCACAGAACTAGACAGCTTTCAAACAGGTTCAGCACAAATAGTGCTGTCGAACGCTGATCGCAGGTTTGATCCCGCGCATTCCAGTGGACCCTATTTTGGTGCGCTGACACCTATGCGACCTGTGCAAATCACGATTTCACATCGCGACGAATTCCTATCAACGAACATCTACCCACAGTTCTTTGGTTACGTCGATGGATGGCCGCAGTCCTACGAACTAATAGGTGACGCAACCGTTACCGTGAACCTTTCTGACACCTTCAAAGTTCTGAACAACATAAAGCTTCCTGGTTACTACAAAACACAGATTGCGTCTGAGACACCCACAACATGGTTGCGTTTCGATGATGGCACCAGTTCCACTATTGCGAACAGTGGAACAACAGAAACCCCGTGGCGATGGGTGAAACTGTCAAACAACACGCAGCCCTACGGATCGAACACCACAGTGCCAGGAATCATCCAAGATGACTCCAATGGTGCAGGTGACTTCTCATCTGTGTTCTACGCAATTGGACCTGTTGAACCATCAGGGTTGACAGCCGATCGAACCATAGAATTTTGGATTCAGACCACATCGAAGGACGCTGAAACATATGGTCTGCTAGGCGTCAACGCAGCTGATTCAGGTGTGTACGCATGGATGGCTTCAGCGTTCGGATTGGGTTTGATCACAGCGTGCATTGGTCAACCTGGCACAGGAACCTTCAAAAACCTTGTGTCCAACGTCATTGTGAACGATGGCAAACCACATCATGTGGTGTTGGTATTCGGAACCACCACAGCGTTGTGGGTTGATGGTGAACGCGCGGAAACTCCAACCACCTCACAACCATGTGAAGTGGTTTATCCGGGCGCAAACAGGGTTGGTGGAACCCCGTACTATTCGTCTGCGTACTATTCGACCGCACAGTTCAGTGGTGTCATTGATGAATACGCTGACTACTCACGCTGCTTCACAGCACAAGATGTTGCAGACCACTATGCACTGGGGATCACACAGTTTGCGTCTGGTGAACGCACAGACGAACGCGCACAACGAATCCTGGACATGATCAGCTGGCCAGCTGACGCAGTTGATTTTGGTGTTGGTGTATCGAACGTCCAAGGAATCAACACTGAAGGAAAAACTGTTCTCGCTGCACTGCAAGAGTGTGAAGCAGCTGAACAAGGAATCCTTGTGGCCAACACTTATGGTGGAATTGATTTTCTGACACGCACCAGTTTTTCTGATGTGTTGTCGTCTAGCTCGATCACGTTCGGTGATTCCGGTAGCGAAGTTGGTTACCAAGAAATCACGATTGAATACAGTGATCAGGACATCGCTAACGCTGTGACAGTTTCCAGGTTGAATGGTGCGACAGTCACCAAAACTGATGCGACTTCACAACAGTCGTATTGGCCACGGTCCTTGCAGATCACAGATCTGATCACTGATGATGATGTGTTCTCATCTGACCTTGCCACCTATCTGTTGGGTCGCTACAAAACTCCGCAGGTGCGAATCAGATCCATTGGGACAACTTTGCGTGGTCACACATCGTTTCAAATCGATCAACTGTTGTCTTTGATGATTGGTCGACGCGTAGTGGTGAAGCGCCGGCCACAAAATATTGGTGTTGCAATCAATCAGACACTCCAGATTCAATCAGTGAAAGGTGAAATCACACCTGACAACATTGTGTTTTCGTTTGACCTTGGTCCTGCACCAGAACTGTTTTTTGTTCTCGATTCGTCATCCAAAGGTGTTCTAAACACCGGCAAACTAGGTTTCTGAGGAGTCCAAATGGGTGGATACAAAAAGTGGAATACGTCTGATGTTCTCACTGCGGCTGACCTAAACGCATACTGCAGTTTTCAGTCTGTGATGGTGTTTGCTACGACTGCTGCGCGTGATGCAGCTATCACTGGCGCAAACAAGATTGATGGCATGGTTTGCTACGTCAGTTCCGGTGACAGCTCAGAAGGTCTTTACACATACAACGGAAGCAGCTGGACGAAAGGACCAGGATGGAACGCACCTTGGGGTATTCGAACAGCCAAAACTGATTCCACTGACCGTGTGCGTACAACAACAATGGCTGAACTTGCAACTGGTTTGCGTTCCACTGAAACCTACATTGCAAACCGTTGGTTGCGGTTCACGTTCGTTGCGAACGTGTCAGAAGGATCAGCCGGTGGTGGTTTTGTTGCAGAGGTTTACAACAACACCACATCCACGACTGTTGGACGTATGGCACAGGTCTATTCAACCATTGCTTCTGGTTACCAAATTTCCAATTCGATTGTTGCGCAGTCAGCTGCTGGTGCTGTTTACACAATTCGGATGCAAGGTGTGACATACAGCGTGAACGTGTTGGGTTCAACAGTTGGAACCACACGTTTTTTTGTGGAAGACATAGGACCATCGGGAAATCCTGTCTGATGAATTTGGACACCATTCCTTTTGTGCAGGCTAAATATTGGTCTGCAGCTTCGAACACACCCAAGCTGATTGTGCTTCACAGTATGGAATGTCCATTGGAACCTGGTCGCGCTGAGCAGGTCGCACGCTGGTTTGGATCTGATAGTTCACCACGCGCATCAGCGCATTACATGGTGGACCCAACAGCTGTGTGGTGTGGTGTGAAACCACCCAATGTTGCATGGCACGTTGGTACTGCGAACTGGTATGCGGGCGCAGGTTCTATTGGGATCGAGCAATCAGGTTACGCGTACCAAACAGACTGGTCTGCTGCTGGTGATCCTTCGAAACAAATGGACCTTGTGGTTTCGCTGGTTGCTGCGCTATGCGACCGCTACCAGATCCCGCGTATCTGGTTGGATGTGGATGGTTTGCGTGCAGGAGCAGCTGGTATCAGCACACATGGTTTGTGTAGTGCAGCTGGCGTTGGAACTGATCACACTGATCCTGGTCCGAACTGGCCAGTGGACGAATTTATGCGCCGGCTGACCGGTGCCAAACAAAGGACAAAACAGCTTATGGATATGGTCACCAAACAAGATGGTGGAATCGTGCAATTCGGCTTCTTCCAAGGTCAACTTGCACACCGGTGGCAAGAACGTCCAAATGGGAATTGGGCTACATGGGTTGCGTTGAATGACAGCCAACCGTTTGGTGCTGATGGTGTCACAGCAGCACAAAACAAAGATGGACGTTTCGAAGTATGCATTTGGAACAGCGTGACAAATCAGGTTGCGTATCGCACCCAAAATTTCAATGGCACTTGGCGTGCGTGGGTGGTGTGACCAGTTGTGTTTGCGCAGGTTTCAACGCAGATCCAAGACACCACAGGTTTTGGTGCTGCTGAATGGGTTGGGTTGGTCACTGTTGGCTGTCTGATGGTTGGCACTGTTGTAGGTGCAATCGTGCAGCTAGTGAAGCTACGCAACGAAAACAGCGAACAGCACGCTGAAGGTCGCGCAATCGTGACAGATGTTCGTGACAGGCTTTTGGATTTGCACACATCTGTTGGACGGGTCGATGAGAAAGTGGAGAAGCTCGATGGACGCTTGGACGCACACGAACAGTTCCACCAGCAGCAATGAACCACGCACACATCTGATCATTCCGGACACACAAGCGAAACCAGGAATGCCAACAGATCACCTGTATTGGATCGGCCAATACATGGTTGATTTGCAACCTGATTGTGTGGTGCATTTGGGTGACCACTTCGATATGCCATCACTATCAACATGGGATCACGGAACCGTGCAGTTTGAAGGTCGTAGGTACGTTGAAGACATCGAAGCTGGCAACCTTGGCTTTCGTGCATTGTGTTCAGCTATGGACCGGCACAACGAACGACAACGACACCACAAGAAAGCTGTGTGGTCACCGGAACTGCACATCACGCTTGGCAACCACGAACACAGGGTGACACGCACAGCGAACACAGACCCAAAACTGGTTGGGTTGGTGACCTTGGCTGACATGGATTTTCGTGGTTGGAACACACACGAATTTCTGTCACCAGTTTGTGTGGATGGCATTTGGTATTGCCATTACTGGCCGAACCCGATGAGTGGCAAACCTTATGGTGGAACAGCTCTCGCGCGTCTGAAGCAGATTGGTCACACGTTCGTGCAAGGACATCAACAAACATTGGACTACGCAATCAGGTTTCTTCCTGGCACCGGACAACAACAGTTTGGTTTGGTGTGTGGTGCAAGTTATCCGTGGGCTGAGGATTACAAAGGTGTGCAAGGAAATCACCATTGGCGCGGGATAGTGGTGTTGCATCAGGTGGAAGGTGATGGATCAGCAGACCCAATGTTTGTGTCCTTGGATTACCTGTGCAGACGCTATGAAGGTGTTCGACTCTCACAACATTTCCGAAAGGTGTTTTGAATGTCCAAAAAAATGAAAGACACCACACCACTATGGGATTCACCAGCTGCTGATGCGTTCATGTTGGTGCATGGGACCGGTTCAGACACGCGTGGTGGACTCTATGGTCCACCTTGGGATGATTACGCGCTGACTACCAGTCTGTACGCACAAATGACAGGAATCGAGCTATCTGCTGTTGAAGGAATCCTTTTCATGGTTGCTGTAAAATTGTCGCGTCTCGCACATGGCATCAACCAAGACTTTCCACCAGCGTTGCTGCGTGACCATTTCGTGGATGCCATTGGCTATCTCGATTGTGCTTTTGGTGTCATGGTCAACCAACCCGAACCAGACGAAGAAGAAGATGATGATGATGACAGTGATTGAAATTGAACCGGAAGTTGAAGCACCAGAAGAAGAAGAAGCTGAAACATGTGATCCGGATGACTACCCATTTCCAGGATTACAACCAACCACCCAACCAGATTGGAACGTGTGATGCTCACAACAAACTTTGCCAAGCAAACCATCGAACGTGCATTGAAAACAGCAGCGCAAACACTGATTCTCGCTGTTGGTGCAGCACAAGGCTTCGACCTATTCGCAGCTGACTGGAACACCTTGGGTGCAGCTGCAGCCGGTGGTTTCATCCTCAGTGTTCTGACATCGATTGCGTCTGCACCTTTTGGTACCACTGGTACACCATCAGTAGTTGCATCCGAATGGGTGTCAGTTACAGCAAACGGACCAATTCAAAATGTCTGATTCACCTATCTATCCGTTGACTGTTCGAACTGGTGACACAGAATCCATCAGCTTCACATTGCTAGATAACGGAACACCCATCGACATCACAGGACGCAGCTATCGCGGTCAGGTTCGGTCCACTGCAGAGTCTACAGCCATCCTTGCCAGCTTCAGCTGCTCGATCAGCAATGGCACTGCAGGACAATTCACCTGCACACTTGCAGCGACAACAACAGCTGCACTGAGCGCCGGCCAAGCTGTCTATGACATCGAAGAAACATTTGGTGCTGTCGTGAACACGCTTGTGCAAGGACCTGTTTTCATTGTCAAGGATGTGACCAGATGAGCGCATCAGTAGTCCTGAATTTCAACAGGAACCCTGTGACATTGGATTTCGTACCAGACAGGATCATTGCTGTTGGTGCTATCGGTCCAGCCGGACCAGCAAACACCCTGACCATTGGCACTGTCACAACTGTTGCTGCAGGTGGTTCTGCTACAGCGTCTGTTGGTGGTACTGCACCAGCACAAACCCTGTCACTTGGCATACCACGCGGCGCGACAGGTCTCACAGGACCAGCAAACACCCTGACAATTGGAACTGTCACCACAGTTGCTACAGGTGGAACTGCGACAGCTTCGATTGGTGGCACAGCACCAAATCAAACTGTCAGTTTTGGTATCCCTACAGGTGCAACAGGACCAGCAAACACCCTGACAATTGGAACTGTCACCACAGTTGCTACAGGTGGAACTGCGACAGCTTCGATTGGTGGCACAGCACCAAATCAAACTGTCAGTTTTGGAATCCCTACCGGTGCAACAGGACCAGCAAACACGCTGACAATTGGAACTGTCACCACTGTTGCTACAGGTGGAACTGCGACAGCTTCGATTGGTGGCACAGCACCAAATCAAACTGTCAGTTTTGGAATCCCTACCGGTGCAACAGGTGCGCAGGGTTCATGGTCAGCAGCGCAACCAACACGCACCTGGTCATCCGGAACCACACTCACCACCGGTGACGCTGGTTATCTGATCCGGCTGGACAACAACACGACCATCACAGTTGGGACTGCTCTCGCGTTGACAGCTGGTCAACGCATCGACTTCATTCAAACAGGTGGGACTGTTGCGTCACCATCATTCACACCTTCCAGTGTGACAATCAACGGAACACCGACCACAAAAATCAGAACCCAATACAGCGCAGTAACATTGCTGTGTGTTGGGTCCAATGATTATGTGGTTGTAGGCGATCTGGCGGCAAGCTAATGCCATCCATTACTGGCATAGTTTCTGCAGCATCAACCTACGTCCATCCACGATTCACCATCACTCCCAACACATATTTTGGTGCAGCAGACGTAAAGCAATACCAGTCCGGTGGATGGCAGTACGCAGTGATTTCATATGGGTCAGGTGCTTACGCATCAATTGATGTGGTGGTTCCAGGAATCGTGCAGATCATTGTTGTGGCTGGTGGTGGTGGTGGTGGAGCTGGCAACCTTGGAAATTCCAGTGGTGGTGGTGGTGGTGCAGGTGGCGTACTACAGCCGCAAGAACTACTGATCGACAGAAACATCAGTGCAATTGCAGGTGCATCAGGTATCGGTGGTGCTAGTGCTGTTGTCGCTGCAACAGCTGGAAGTGATAGCTACCTATACGACTTCGCAGTGCTAGGCACCTACGGATCTATCCGGGCCATTGGTGGTGGTCAGGGTGGTGCAACGAACTTATTGCTTCCTAGTTCTGGTGGTTCTGGTGGTGGTGCTGGAACTAATAACGCCACGAGCTATAGCGGTGGAAGCGGTACCACTGGTCAAGGAAACGCTGGTGGCAACGCGTTCGGATCGACAACGTTGCTGTTTCGTGCTGGTGGTGGTGGTGGTGGCCAATCAGCCGCTGGTTCGAATGGTGCATCAAGCACTGGTGGTGGAGGTGGTGGTGGATTCTCGATACCAACAGGTTGGGATTCACCACCAACACCACCAGCTGGATGGCCAATAGGAAGCAAAGCGTTCGCTGCTGGTGGTGGTGGTGGTGGAAACACCACAGGTGGTACAGGTGGCACATCCTCCAGTGGTGGCAATGGTGGTGTTGGATCAAGCAACACAGCACCCACAGCAGCATCAACAATTGGTTCCGGTGGTGGTGGTGGTGGAGTAGGCGCGACAACTGTTGCATCACGCGCCGGCCAAGCAGGGTTCTCTGGCATGGTTTGGATGCGTTGGAGGTACTAGATCACCGGTTCATCACAGCGCACCTGGTGCAGCTGATTGGCACACATCGACCTGCCAAGGACGACACAGCCACATCACAATATGGACCGGCATTGGACCGGAAACCCTTAGGACGCTGAGGGTTTCCGCTCCTTTTTCGTGTGCCACTTCTCGAGCTTCCACATCCATGCAAAATTCCCTATTGACATCTTTGCAAAACGTGGCATACTTTCTGTGTGGCCAAAAGGACCACCAACACACGGGAGATACACAGTGAATTTTGAATCTGTTTACATGGCATGGGATGGACACGCACACACGATGGTGGATTTGCGTGATTTGGCACCCCATATTCGTCGTGCTTGGCGCACAGATGCTATGGGGATCGATCTCCAGGTTGTCGCAGTGTGTGACCTGATCAGTGCTAATGAGGATCCGGTGTGGATCGGTGACACCACCAACCGTCAGATCAACCAGCTGGCACTGCTCATGGGTGATGTCGTCCAGTGGTCAGAAGCAGCAGCAATGCACGAACTGCTCACAGAAAACGGTCACATCATTGGTGAATATCTGGTTTGCGAAAATCAGACATGGGAAGACCTGATCATTGAAAACTTCGATCGCATCGAAATGGCACAGGTCAACCAGTGAACATTGAACCCGATTTCTCAGACCTGGAATTCCAGATTGCTGATTTGCGTGGGTACATTGCAGACCACACTTTTTCACTGAAGTTCTGTTTCAACGAATCGCAGCGTCACCAGCTGCGAACCATGATCGCTGAAGTGCAACAGGATTTGGATACCATGTTGATGCAACAGTGCAAACAGCAGCATCCATCAAACCCAACCACGGAAGGACACACAGTGTCAGACATTGAAGCAACAGAAACCACCATCATTCACACTGCACCGGACAGCACAGTGACAGTTACTGAAGCAGCAACGCTGCTTGGGGTCACAGGTCAAACCATCCGCAATTGGGTGCGTGCAGGTCGATTGTCAACAATTCAGCATGGCAAGCAGTTCCGAATCAGCGCAGTTGAACTGCACGCACTGCAAACAGCAGCACAAGAAACGCGTGTCATTGAAGCACCGGAAACACGGGTGTTGTGATGCGCTGTCAAACCTGCGATAGACCACTGCTCAGTAATGGCCAAAAAAAGAACCTGTGGGTTTGGTCGGTGATCATCGCGACGCTGCTAGCAATCTTCTGTCTTGGGTTGCTAGTCGAAACTGTTGCGAACATCGACCTAGCAGGGTTCCTAGCTGTCATAGCAGGATACGCAGCCGGTATTGGGGTCATGCTGTTCTGGTGGCACATCGCAGCCAAAGACTACTGATGGCCAACGCAGCCAAACGCAAAGGGTCAGCATGGGAGACAGCAATCGTCACCTACATTCGTGCGTTTGGTTTGCGTGCGCAACGAATTCCTGCAGGGTCCGAAGATGACCAAGCAGACATTTTCGTGGCACATGAAGCATGGCCAGCAGTGCAAGCAAAGAACTGTCAGAAATTCGAACTGGCATCATGGGTGCGCGAAGTCAACCAGCAAGCTCTTCATGCTTCGCGGGCCTGTGGTGTCGTTTGGGTGAAGAAACGTGGGACCACTGATCCTGGTGGTGGTTATGTGATCATGGATGGTGCGACGTTCATGCACCTGATGGGTGCCAAACGTGAAACGTAGGCGTCAGCTGCAATCTGAAATCAGGTTGTTAGAGCTGATCATTAGCAAACAGGATCAGCGCATCGAACTGTTGGAAGCCAACCGGAAGGTCTGGTTGCACGCTGCAGCGACACTGGCGCAGCGACTCACAAAGGAAATCGAGCATGGAAACAATCATGGGTGCATGGACAGAACAAGCTGCGTGCAAAGGAAAAACTGACCTTTTTTTTCCGGAACAGGGTGATTCGAAGTCGTTTCGTGAAGCAGTGAAAATCTGTGCAGTCTGTCCGGTGATCGAATCGTGCAGACAACACATTTTGGAGCATGAGGAGCGCTACGGGATATGGGCTGGTACGAACAGCGTGCGTCGAAGGATCATTCGGAACCCTGATTCGAAAGCTGCGTGGACGATTTGTGGCACATCGAAACGCTACCTGTACGGCTGCAGGTGTGATCTGTGCAAGCAAGCTAACACTGAGTATCAGCAGAAGATGCGTGCAGCGCGTGCAAGTGCTGTCACAGGTGACACGCATACTGAATTCACAGACCAACGGGAGACAGCACAGTGACTGACCTGGACATACCAACCATCAAACGTGACCGGTACTCCAGACCACTGGTAGATGGTGAGCCACACACCAGACCATCGACGTTAGGCAAAACCTTGGATGACCAAGGTGGTTTGAATGTGTGGGGAAAACGGATGGTTGGGTTTGGGTTGGCAGACAGACCAGACCTACTAGCAATGCTTCAAACTGTTGATCGAGACGACACCAAAGCAGTCAACGAACTGTGTGAGCGTGCAGCTGAAGCTGGTGGTGCAACACTGCGACGCGAACTAGGAACAGCAATCCACAAAGTGTTGGAATGCTCATGGTTGGATGCCAGCTACAAACCACCTGCACAGTTCGTCACCCATGTTGCAGCAGTTAATGAAGCGTTGCGCAAAGCTGGATTGTCAGTCGTGCCAGGATCAATGGAACGATTCGTGGTCTGCAGTCAAGTCAAAGCAGCTGGATCATTCGATCTAGCAGTAACAGATGGCACAGACATCTTCATTGCAGACCTAAAAACAGGGTCATCAGTAGACCTTGGTGCGTTGGGGTTTGCCATCCAGTTGGCTTGCTATGCGAACGCTGAAACTTTCTACGATGGTGAAAACCACACACCAATGATGGAAGTGAACAAATCGACTGGTGTCATCATTCACCTGCAACCAGACAACGCAGCCTGCAACCTGTATTGGTTGGACTTGGAAATCGGATGGGAAGCACTGCAACTTGCTTTGGATGTTCGAACCATGCGCAAACAAAAACCGTTGGTGAAAATTGCACCGGTAGCAGCAATGCACGCAGCAGACCTGGCAACCAAAGCAGAACAGGTTGTTGCTGCTGGTGATCCTTGGCGCACCTGGATGGTGGAACGAATCAAAGAGCTGATTGCTGAAGGTCATGGACAGCTAGTTGCTGACATGTGGCCACTAGACGTTCCAAAGCTGTCAACCAACGAACAGCTCACAGACCTACAGCAAGAGTCTGTGGAACGTCTGGTTTCCAATGTGGAACGTAGTGCCATGTCAATGTTCCCAATGGAAAAACCTGAACCGGATTCACAACCGGAATCAGAAACCACCCATGCGACCACTTATGTGCGCCGGCCAACACCTGACGATGTTGGGACAGTCGATGAAACACAAATCAAAGAAACCAACGTGGCTGCAAAAGCGTTGCAACCAGAAGAGTTTGCTTGGCTTGCAGCAATGATCGATGCGTGCGCTGCAGCTAACTACCCAATCCGATTAGGTGATGGTGGTATCCCATCAGCTAGACGACACGCAATCTGCAACGCACTCATCATGCTTGCAC